CTTTGCATCTTACGAAGTAAATGAAGAACTATTTAGTGATAGAAATGTATTTCCAAGATCATGTATAATAAAAATGGAGAAAATAAGTGAAAAATAAAACCTTGACTAAAAACATGCCTCACGTAAAATGGAATCTATTACCACCAAGGCGTGGTCCTAACCCACAAGGAGTAAAAAATGGAATACAAACCAGTAATAAACAAGTGGTCAATGGTAAAGAAGTCACCAAGAAAACTTTTAAATAGAGTTAATTCTTTTGTGAATGGGAATCAGGGTTGGATTCTTTTGATAATTCTATACTATCTAATTCGATCTCTTCAGGCGTAATATTAATAATCTCTTTGTTGTCATCAAGAATCTTACGTAATCTATCTTTGATTTCATCAGAAGACATATTATCTACATTGCCTGTCATGACTAATTTTTGATCAACGTAAAGTCCTCCGGCTTTACCACGGGCTACTTCTGCGTTCACCGCAGCAGACCAGGCTTTGTTTTTAAGAGCATCATTTCTTATTTTAGCTAACTCTGTTACATGTTTCTCAAAGTTGATACCATATTTCTCTCTTACTTCTGCCCTTAATTCGCCAATATATTTAACAACTAAGGGAAAATACTTTGGGTTACGCATCTCAGATGCAGCTTTTCTAGCTCTTGTTTTATATCCGGCTTCGTAAGCACACTCTGCTGGAGACATCTTACCTTCGTTATAAACTAGTAATTCTGCAAATTTACGTTGTTGATCTGTGAGTCTTTTTACTTGTGTCATGGTTGAAATTTACCCCAATATGTAGTAGTTATCAAGCAGAGAATTCCGGTGAAACCAGAGTCAAAATTTTGGAAATTAGTAAAGAAAAATACACCCAAAATCCAGTGGACAAGACTGGAATCTTGGGCATCATTTGGTGTGCCTGATCTGTTGGGATACCATGATAATTGTGGTTTTTTTCTAGTTGAGTTGAAAGTCACAAAGACTCCAAAAGTATCATTCTCACCCCATCAAAAAATGTTTCATCTTACCAGAACCAAACGGAACTTTATCCTGCTCCGAGACGCTTCTCTCGGAGCCATAAAACTTTATGAGTCTTCCTCGATCCTCGGTTTAATAACCGATCATCGAGAGACACCTTCCCTCGCAATGAATGATTGGGACCACGTTCAACGCTTATTGATCCGCGAATCGCCTGACGCCTGATCGCCTGTGCCCTTCGGGCCCACCCGCCCGTTCCCTCTTGCTTGTTGCTTGTCAGCTTGTGAACTTAAGATTCTTGGTTTTGATTTAACCATAACGCTGCAAGTCCGGCTAGACCCGTCACCCGGATGTTTATCATGGTCTTCCTGCAGCGCCTCGGCGGCCCTGTTGGGCGGCCCCATATGTGGGGCGTCGCATATATCCGACTGCGCTTTGAGCTGGACCGGTCGTGCACTAGAATGCCCACTGTGTATGGCAGCAGTCGTGGTCCCACAATATCCCATGTCCCCTGAGCTGTCAAGCTTTTTATTTCTTTTCGCGCTTGAGACCTGGGGGCCCACCCGCCCGTTGCCTGACGCCTGACGCCTGAGGTCTCTTAATTTTTTATAATAGCTCGGGTGATACCAAGTCATTAGTGTTCACCGTATGCAATGTTTTTGACTGTCTTGTCCCAGCAGGCTCTGCAATCTTTACATTGGTTGCCCTGATCTGGGGCCGGGCAAGTCTTGCCGTTGGTCACTACTGTGGATGTCCACGGCCATGACGCCGGCGCTGCCTGGTCAATCATTGGCGCGCTAAATCTTATTATTAAATTTTTTGGACACTCTTCCAGGTAGTCTTTGGTCCACGCTTCACGTGTTGGCATCCAGTGCTTAACGTCAGGAGTCAACCTGCAAACTTCAAAAATTTTCTGAAGGTGTTCCGGGTTCTGCACGTCCCCGGAATCGTGCCATCTAAAATATTTTACTTTTTTTGAATTAATTTGCACGGCCATAGCTCGGGCCCATAATGGGTGCTTAATCGCTGCCAGTCTTTTATATTGTGCATCTTTAACATTTTGAAATCTATACCGGCCGCGCTCGTATGCATAACAATTGAAGCAAACGCTGCCAGGCTTAGCCCTGAGCTTGGTCCCTGTTTTGCACTCGTGCGCTGGTGTGCTGTAAGCATATCCAGGCATCTTGCCCGGTTTACTCAGGCTGTGTGTAATCTTTTCCGCGTCTTTTATTTTCATATGTCCCATAATATCCCATAGCCTGAAGCCTGTCAACTATTAATTTTCCTTGTGAGCTTGTGCCCTACGGGCCCACCCTTTTATATAACTAAAAAAGGCTTGAGCGCTTGCACGCTCGAGCCCTTTAGAAAAGATAAAAAGATCCGCGGGCCTATGGCCCACTGATCCCAGATCCAATACATGCCACAGCCACTTGCTTTTTGTGGATCGATCCCCTGAACGCAGAGGTATTGGATCAGGGATCATACAACCAGAGGTTGTGGGCACCAGGTACTGCCTCCGAGGTTCCCAGCTGGACTCTCTTGACAGGACCAGGTGTGCCCGGGTGTTCTGGGTCGCGTCCCTTCTTGGGAGAGCCCACCGTCGTGGGTGTGCACCGCTCGGTATTGCTCACCAGAACAATCCCACTATATCCCACCTGAGCCCCAGAAGCAATGGTACATTTGGTCGCACCTGCTTGAGACCCTTGGGCCCACCCGCCCGTGGGCTTGTGTTCTCTGGGCCCACCCACCCTAAAAAAATAAAAATTTTAGTTTAGAATAATTCTAAACTACTAGCTTGGCTTAAATAATCGTAGATTATTTAAGCCAAGCTTATAAAAAATTAATTTGCTTTTTTAAAACAAATCAAATAAATTCCCATAAACCATAACAGAAAGGATAATTTATGGAAAACAAGAAAATAACACTTAACGCAGAAAAGCGAAAAGTGATTGCAGATCAATTTCAGTTGCATTATGAAAATAAAAAAAAACAGAAATTGATTGATGCAAAAGAACAATATGATCTTATGCGTGAAAAGGCAAAAGAGCAGATTGAAAAGGTTGTAAGGTTTCATCAACCACAAGAGGACGTTGATACAATTCGTAGAATGATTAATAAATATAATCGCTCTGGTGGTGAATTGTATGAGGACAATTGTTTCTATGTTCAACGACCAATTACAAAGGTTGATGATGAGGGTAGAGAGTATGATGCAAATGATGAAGTTCATGTAAGATTTGCTATGGGCAGAAACTTTGCAAGAGCATATTATCGAGATGAATTGAAATCAAAAGGGTTAAACCCAGATTTTAAATTGTCTATTGATAATGACTACTCAAAAAGAAATCCAAAATATTATGCTGATGAAAGCGCAGTAAATACTTATTTGGGTTTCAATAATTCTTCCAACGAAGATCAATCAATACAAAAACCTGTTCATAAGTGGGAAAGTGATTTTAAACTTTGGACTATTGGGAGTTCTTATTGTCATTCAAGAAATTTCAAGGTTGATGAAAACACCATGAATTTCTTTAAGATGTATAATGCTAGTGCTGACAAGGTCATACAGGAACATCAACAATTATATTCTTATGTTGAAAAGAAAATGAAAACTTTAAGATTAGGTTTAAAATCTTATAGAACATTTGATAAAGCAAAAGAGTTAGCTGACAATGTTGGTGTTGTTTTAAATGAAACAATGATGAATGAAAGCAGTTCTTTAGCTTTATCTATTTATAGCCCAGATAATCTGGCTAGTCTTTTAGAAGATAAAGAGAAACAAGATAATGCTGACATTATTGCACAATTTAAAAGGGGGGAATTAAATCAATCTATAAACTAGACTTGATTTAGTGTGGGAGTTCCTATAAACTCCCACACATAACAGAAAGGATAATATGACAACAATAACGTTTAGAAATGATGAAGATAGAGCAAACTTTCAATTCCAAATGGCATTGATGGTTTTAAAACAAGAGGTTCAATCTACTTTAGGGATAAGAATGTATAGAGGAAATATACTTGATGTCTTAAAAAGATTTGTACCTAATTTACCACGAACAAGAAAATCAGCTTATAAATTTTTAGTTGAGAAGGGATATTATAATGAAACTAGAAATTAATGATAAGTTCACTATCAGTTATAAAGCTAAAACCCACAATGGTAAAAAATTAGATAAACCTATAACAATATTTCGTAAGGGTATAATGACCGATATTGCTAAAGGGGAATTCAAAACCAAAAGTGGCAATAAGTGTTTTGGGTATTATGATTTAACTGCACAAGGATATCGTACTGCACAAGCACCTTATACTTTAATAGTTGTAGGGGGTAATGATGAGTGATTATAATTGGTGTCATGGTTCAAAGTGCCACGAACATAAAACACAAGATAGAATAAGAGGTGTTAAAGGTTCAAAGGTTTTAAGAACCAAAAAGATTGCAATAACCAAATGGAATAAAGATAATAATGTTTGGAGTCATTTTTGTAGTCAAGGTTGTTGGAATGATTTTATGCACGAACATTGGAACGAGTTCATAAATTTATATCCACGAGCCGAGTGCCTTGAAACACCGATTGAAGTAGAGGAAATAAAACACCCAGAACATAGAACAGAATATGGTTGGGTAAGAAAAGCTTGGACTGAAAAGAAAATATCATACACAGAAAATAATCAATAAATAATAAACACTACATATTGTGTAGGGGTGTCAACCCCTACACAAGATATGCTTGTTAACCACGGGCCCACCCACCCGGATTACAAAAGGGGTCCCAGACGGTTGACCTTTACTGTTTGATTTAGAGATAGATATACTGTAAAAAGAAAACGAGAGGGAAACAGAGTTGAAAAAAATTCTGCAAAAATTTTTATGAAACAAGAAATTATAGACAAGCTTCCACCTGACGCGCAGAAAGAATTTTTAAGACTAGCTATGAAGCTAGACGAAAAAACAAAACAAGAGAAAGTCCACGACTCGTTCTTAGATTTTGTAAAACATGTATGGCCTGAATTTATAGAAGGGCCTCACCATAAAAAAATTGCTGATAAATTTAATAGACTCGCTAAAGGTAAAATAAAAAGATTAATTATTAATATGCCCCCTAGGCATACTAAGTCAGAGTTCGCGTCCTTCCTTCTTCCCTCTTGGATGGTA